CTTATTGCTCAGGAGCATGGCAGTTCCTGATTATCTCTTGTCTAATCTTTAACCAACCATTCTACTTATGTTCAATATTTTTAGGCGCAAATCATCTCTTCCTCCTCCTCCTATCCCTAATGCAGAAACGGATGTTATCAATCATCCGGAAAAACCAAGGTATTCAGGAGTAGCACCAAAGGACAGATGGGATCAAATCGAATATGCTTTCACTTCAGGAGGTGTCAAATACTTTAAATTCGTATCTGAGGTCAATGTGCCATTTCAAAGAGCAGTTGCTGCGAGGGATATCTTCACCGAGGAACTTTGGCAAATCAATCCTGACTTCTTAAGAGGTTGGAACAATGGGCTAATCAACCTGCTCATGGACAAGAAGAAAAAGGATGATAAGAAGCTTTATGAGGTAGGCATTATGGCTTCAAGACTCAAGGAGCAGATGGAGATGTCTGTGAGCCTGCTCAGGCAGTTGAAGCTTGCAACAGTTGTCTACTTTGATGAGAATGAGAATCCACTTGACTACCAATACCCATACAACAAGCAGAAACTTGAGCATTGGATGAAGTCCAATGACGTGGAGGGTTTTTTTTTGAATCTGCCGGAGTACGCCTATCTGCCCTCTTTGACAGAATACAGCACGAATTTCCCGACCTATTTGCAGGCCGAAACTCTGCAAAGCCTAAACAACCTGAAGCACATTATTGGACTTCAATTATCAGACAGCACAGACAAAGATTTACAGAAGTCCTTAGAATCGCAGGTGGAGATGCTCAAAGAGCTAAATTCTTGGTCGAAAGGCCAATCTATGAATACTATCTAATCTATTCGGCATGGATTGCCGAGCAGAAAAGCAGAAGAAGCAATAAGTAGGTACTTTTTTTATGTGTTTTTGTTTACGAGTTAAAGAGCCTCCCAAATTGGGGGGCTTTTTATATTAACTTTGTGACAAATAGAAAGACATGGCAACTATTTCCAATAATGATATTAAGATTAGGTATGTTGTAGAGACATCCAATCTTGAAGCTGCTGCTCAAGCCTTTGATAAGTTAAGCAATGAAGAGAAGCAAGCACTTGCTGACTTAAAGAAGTTTAACCAGGAGAGCCAAAGCACTAATAAGTCAATGGGCGAACTTGGTAGCATTGCTGGCAAGGTTGGTGGTGTTCTTGGTGGTCTATTTGCTGTTGGTCAAATCAAGCAGTTTGCTTCTGCTGTAGTTGAAACTACCATCAAGTTTGAATCAATGCGAAAGGCAATTGACTTTGCTTCAGGATCAATGGAGGCAGGGGCAAAAAACTTTGAGTTCATTAGAGACTTAGCTAATAGACTTGGACTTGATTTAAGAGCAACTGCTGAAGGTTATAAGACCTTTGCATCTGCCTCTAACTTAGCAGGCCAAAGCAGTCAAGAAACAAACAGACAATTTGCAGCAGTTGCTAAGGCTGCTCAGGTAATGGGTTTATCTGCTGAGGACACTAAAGGGGCATTCTTAGCACTTGGACAAATGATGTCCAAAGGCAATGTGCAGGCTGAAGAACTTAGAGGCCAATTAGGAGAGAGGCTTGTTGGTGCATTCGGGATTGCTGCTAAAGCAATGGGAGTAACTACTGGAGAACTAAACAAGATGCTTCAGAAAGGTCAGGTACTTGCCTCTGACTTCTTGCCAAAGTTTGCCACTGAACTTGAAAACACATTTGGGAAAGGCAATACTCAGGTTACTTCACTTGCTGCCAGTCAAAACAGATTTAATTCAAGTATTGATAGCCTAATACTTGCTATTGGTAACAAGCTAAACCCATTCTTAAAAGGGGCTTATGATTTGGCTGCTGGCATTGCAAAAGAATTGGCAAAACCAGGACAATTAACAGCAGCAGAAAGGCAGGCTAAGTTCAATGCTGAAGCAGTTGCATCTAAAAGGATTGAAACTGAATTGGCAAAAGAGACTTTTAAATTAGACCAGCAGAATCAAATTAAAATAACTGCTGCCAATCTTGAAGGAATTAGAAGGCAAATAGCCAGGAATCAATTGATGGGCATGGAGGAAAAGATTAATGCTCAGATGGTCAAGCTTCAAAATGCAAGAATAGCTGCTGCCGGAAGCTTAAGTACAAAGCTTCAAACCAATGTTCAAAAGCAAGAAAATGAACTTGCAGTATTAAAGGCTCAGGAAGACCAATATGCTAAGATTGCCGGAGCAATTATTAATACTCCTCCTCCTCCACCGATTGTAGATGAAAAAGAAAGACTTAAACTGCTTAAAAAAGAATATGATGACAGACTTAGATTGCTTGAATTGTTAAAGCAACAGCGCATACTTACTGGAGAGTTGTTTGATGATCCACTTGCTAAGAGTGGAGCAGAAAAAGCTTTTTTTGATGCTAAATTAAAATTGCAACAGGAATATGCTGCAAAAGGTTTAAAGATTACTAAGAATGAATTAAAAGTAACTGTTCTTGAAAGTGCAAATGCTGAGGAAGAATTAAATCAAAAATATAAAGCACTCCGAATGGAGAATTATAAAGATGTTAAAAAGACTGAGGAGGAAATAAGAAAGGAAAGGGCAAAGACAATGCAGGAAGGTGTCAAGAATGCCATTGATGCCAATAAAGCAATTGAGGATAATAATGCCGAAATGCTTAGAATTATTATAAGAGATGAAGAACAAAAAAGAGATAAATTATTTGAATTAGGTCAAACCATAGTTGAAGGTTCATTTGACTTGTATCAATCAAGATTAAATAAAGAATTGACTTTGCTTCAAAAAAGATATGATACTGAAGTTAAGCTTGCAGATGGCAACCAGCAAAAGATTGATGAACTTACTCAACAGAAAGAGATAAAAGAAAGGGAACTTAAATTGAAACAATTTAGAGCAGATCAAGCTGCTGCTGCTTCAAGAGTAATGTTCCAATTGGCTCAGGAAGTAATGAAATATGGTGTTTCAAATCCACCATTAGCAGCATTTGCGGGCTTTATTGCAGCAGCTCAACTTGGATTAATTGCAGCTCAGCCTGTGCCTGAGTTTGCTGAAGGAACTAAAGGCAAGCCTTTTAAAGGAGGTAAGGCAATAGTAGGTGAAAGAGGAGTTGAGAAAGTAATTACTGAGTCAGGTAAGGTTTACTTCACTCCACCAACTGCTACCCTGGTTGATTTGCCTAAAGGCTCTCAGGTTATTCCAAACCATGCCTTGAGCAAGCAAGAAATCTATTGGGGCAGTATGCAATCCGGTAGGCAATCAAGCAATGGCAGTCCTGTTGTGGGCGAAATAAGGGAACTTGGAAGCATCCTAAAAGGCTTGCCCATTACTCAACTTAACATGGATGAAAGGGGCTTTGAGAAGTTTATAAGAACACCAAGAAGGACAACTAAGATTTTGAACAATAGGTTTAGGACTGAGAATTAATGTTTGGTTTAGATTAGTAAAAGAGGGGTAGCATTGCTATCCCTTTTTTTTGCCTAATTTTGAGGTATGGCAGGATGGAGTTTTTATCTAAATGGCACTGAGGTAGAAGAACCTATTGGCTGGGATGCCATAGAGTTCACAGCAATCAGGATGGAATCACACGGCATAGACCAACCATTCTCAACAGAGATGCGATTCTATGAGAAAGGTGCAAAGATTATTAAGGCTCTTTATGACCAATACTTCATCAATGCCGAGATAACTATCCAAATCACTTCAGATGTTGGCTATGGTGGAGAACCTTATGAGTTCAATGGAATGCTTAACTTGGCAATCTACCAGGAGCATAATGTGTGCGACACAGATAGTTGGGAGATTACAGTTGGAATAATTGATGATAACTTTAGAGAGCAGTTTAAGGCTCGGCAGGATGTAGAGATTGATCTCACAGAAACAAAAGATCTAAATGGTGATACTATTGCTGCTCTAACAGAAAAGGAAATAAGACTGCACAGGCAGGACTTATACTTGCAAGCAAATGGTAAGAACTTAGCAGATAGTTCTACTTACACTTACAATGGTCCACTTGGGCCAATTGCTCAGAGGTTTGCTGTTGTGCCTACTTATTGGCAACAGAAGGACTTTGTAGAAAATTATGGTAGTGCATTTGATACTAATGCAATCTTCATCACAAGGGCTAACTGGGAAACCACTCCTATTTTTAAGAACAATGCCACAACAACAAGAACCTTAAACTATGAGGTAACCATTGACTTCACT